TCCCCACTGCGTGGTGCGAAGATAGTTTACCAGATGCGGAGCCCGGACCAACGATTATAGGAGGCCGTTCTATAGAGTGGGCATGGCAAAAGCAATGACAGGCAGTTTTTATCTGACTGAGACCCTACAAATACCAGCGGCCACGGCATCCGGTGCTCGGATTCAAGGCACGATTGACCTTGGTGCTTATGTGAATGTGCCCACCGGTCAAGCGGTTGCGATCGAGGCCGTGGACTTCATCTACCAGGCTGGCGTTGATTTTGGTGGAGATGCTAAAAGTTTGATGGCTGGAAATGGCTCAATCACTTGTCAACTCACAGACTTGAACCCTGGCACTGCGTTTGTTCGTGCCGATGACCAAAGCCTCATTGCATCTGGTGCTTTGAATATTGATTTCGTCAACAACATTGCTAGCCAGGGAACTGACATGTATCCCGATCAATGGGGTCCTGCTTCACTGGCGCATGCGTTCATGGTGGTAAACGATACGCTTTACTTTGTGGCCGGTCCCGATCTCTCCGCTTCTGGTGCTGTTATTGATTACATCACCGTGAGAATACGTTGCCAGGTGGCCAAATTGTCGCAACAAAATTGGATGGCCATCGCAATTCAGAGTACGGCTAGTGACAACTGAGGGGATTGAATGCCCCGATACTGTCCTCGGTGTGGCGAAACCCTTCACTCCCATGGGACGACGAAGGGCGAAACCCGAAAGACAGCACGGCGAGCCTACGAGAAATCGTCAGCCCCTGGTAAAAAGAAGCGCGGACCATCGGCTTACAACAAGAAATACGCCAGGGCTTACAAGGCTTTGAAGAAGAAGCACCCACGGTCATCCTTCGCCGCCCTGGCTAAGAAGGCTCATAGGATGGTGAAAAAGAAATGACTCTCGAAGGCCCGCGCTTACTCGACAAGGTGTTTGATGGCTTCAGTGCTACAATGGGCAATGCACCGTCGCATTTTCCTGCAACCTTTCAAGGGGATAACTGGGTCGCATTAGATAACGCCCTTACACCAACTTTCGTTAATCGTGGTTACTATGATCTCTCTGGTTATAATTTGGAAGACCTTACTTCATTTATTCAGGGAGTGAACATTCAAGAAGCCTGGGGACCGCGAGGGACGGCTGGTTGTTTTGTTATTGACTTGATCACAACTGAATACGTTAACTCTCCCGATCTAATCGCCGCTTATGTTTACCCTACCATTGGAGTGCCCTTTCCCACACGAGACTTGCCAGGGTTCCCACTGAGCACTTTCGATATGTCTCAAGTGGTTTATGGAAGTACCAGGGAATACGTCGCGGCAGGGACGAATACTAATGCAAACCAATACAGTCAAACCAAGTGGGGAACTTGTGGGGCTACTGCAGTCGAGAAACTGCATATCACTCGGGTAGTCTATGTTGAACCGACGCCAGCAAATGCAGCCACGATAGAAATCCCTCCATGTGATTATGCCACTGCCATCCTAGTCGGCAAAGAAAAAGACTTACCTTACTTGATGCGTTTGAAGCGCTCATTTGAATTATCAACGGGGCCTTGAATGTGGGGAACTCGAACTAAGTGGTATAGAAGCCTGGCAGTGTTCTATATTTGGGAGCAAAAGGCCTGGGCTGATGACCGAGAGTTTACAGTCGAGGATATCGATGAGACATTATGGGCAGTTGCAGGCCTGGCTCTGATATGGAAAGGCAACATCATACTTGGGGCAGTGCCAGGCATCAACATCGTTGAGGGGATTGTAGTCGCCGGTGGTGTGGCTTCTTTTGCCATTGGAGGAGTTGAAGGTGTTGAGGATTATATTGACTTCCTCACAGAACCGACAAAGATACCAGAGCGGATCGCCTGGACCGCGGACGTGATCTACGAAGAGAAAATCAAAGAGCCGTTGATCGATGCTGCAACCTGGTATGTGAATGCAGTCGATGAAGTGGTCGAGAACTTCAAACTAGCCTGGTCGATTACTAAACCTCAATCACTCTGGTAAGGATTCTCGCCAGCCTCAATCTTCCTGGTAAAGGAGGCGTATTCAGTCTTAGCGTCGAGCGCGGCCCTGAAGTCTGGACTCCCCGAATTCTCAAGAACCGATATCTGTCTCTTCAGAGCTAAGACACGGTTCTGCTCGACAGTCAACTTATCGAAGAGATCGGAGTGAGTCTCGATAAGGAGCCGTAGAGCACGACTCACGTTCTCCCCAGAGTCCTTAACCTGGTGCAACCACAAATAGGCCTTGCTTTGCGTTGGTATTCTGAACTCGAAGCGGACGGAGTTCATTCAGACAACCTCTCAAGAGTTTGAGATAAACATTCGGTCAATGCTTCAGGCTGAGAAATATAATGAATCAGATAACATCTCCAACAAATAGTTAGATCATCAACATCTTGTTCATTATCACATTCTTTATTGATGCACTTCATTGACTCATCTCCTGCCACTTCAGAGCGCGGCTCTGGATCTTGGATATCTCATTCATAGAATCAGTCAACTCTACAACTGCTTCAGTTAACTCAATCATATATTTTTCATTGCTCGCCATTAGTTTGCGTAGGGTCACCGCTAGGGAATCACTCTCGGTTCCTAGCATTGGGAACTCGGTTGTGTCTAATTGTTCCTCTAATAGGCATTTTAGGCTGGTTATGGCATCAGTTAGGTCTTCCATGTACCAGCCTAAACCCTTCGGATATATCAATTCGTCCGTACGGGGGGACTTTTTCTGAGCAGATGTCCCCTGCTACTTCATAGGCAAACCCCCTTTCGGCAAGTGTCGCCGGGGGCGTGAAGCCTGCTACGCCCGGGTTGGGCTAGGCAGCGACATCCTTCTCCCCACTGCGTGGTGCGAAGATAGTTTACCAGATGCGGAGCCCGGACCAACGATTATAGGAGGCC